TTAATATCAGGAAAAAGATTGAGTCGAAGAGATTTACTTTCCATAAGTTCATCTTTGTAGTCCAACAAAAAATTATTGGTCTTCAATAAACTATGAACATCATTAGCAGAATGTGGAGTGTAAACAACTCCATCGAAATATCTGATATAATTGGGAAGCATATCAGCCAGTGCCGTATATAGAAATAATTTTCCTTTATTGCCATAGGCCAATTTCTGAACGGTTCTGACACTTTCGGCCAAATTTGACAGTTTTTCAGGAAACAAAAGTGGCTCTCCACCAGTTATCATGATCTCTTTGTAATTAAAATGCTCAACAACTGGTAATTTTGAAAAATCCCATGAGTTGTTGCAACACATAGGACATTTGTTCGGACATTTGGTTGTAACCAATAGACGTAACTTTTCCATTATAATGATATTGTTTGGGTAAATTTTAATTCTCCGGTATATCCACGCGCTTTCAATTCTGCGATAAGTTCCCGTGGAGAAAATCTTGCCAATTCAGGATTGGAATATATTTTCTTCAATCCCCCCCCCGGAGTTTTCTTACGGTTTTTGGCATAAACATTACCGCACTCTTTGCAATATGTCTGCAATCCATCTTCGGTTGAAGCATTTTTCCAAAACTCGCTGGCCGGAAGTTCCCGGCCACATTTACTGCATTTTTTAAAATTTTCCATTATTCCTTTTCTTTAATTCTACCATATTCACATATTAGTAAGGCATCCGAAGTTGCCAATGTAACTTTTGCATACGGGAACAGCTGTTGAGCTTTCTTCTTTAAGGTGTTTTTCCATTCTGTCTTACTCAATTTGTCTGTATTCCGTAATCCGAAAGCTTTTTGCCAAATTTGTGGAGATACTGTTACTGTCGGAATCCCACAAGCTATCAATCCCATAGTCAGCTGTCCGTAACCTTCTCCAAAAACAAAAGAGGCAGAAGCACTTTGTCCGGTCATGCCATTCACTCGTTCCAAATAACAAACGCTATTTTCTTTGTATATAGAGAGAAAATCTAATAAGTCTTTGGGAGTTGGTGGCATTTTGATACACTCCAATAATCTGTTATTCTCGGTGTCGTACACTACAATTCCACCGTTTTTGCCAACATCTATACCTATGATCCTTCGTTTCATAAATTATACTTTTTGTTTACAAATCTTTTGAGCTTAACTATATCTTTCTTTCCAAGCCTTAGTGCTTCACTGGTCTTGATGTCAGAAGGTGATGCTTTACAATTCTCGGTTATCCTTTCAAAATGTCGGATAAAGGATTTTAAGAAATAGTCGGGAATTTCAACTTTCATAATGATTGATTTATGAGAATAAGCCCGGACTCGAACCGGGAACTGTTGCAATCAGGATTTTCGTTTCTGCTTCCGTTTGTACGTATGTCAAGTGTTAATAGCATGATTACCTGACTCGTGATGCTATTCGTGCATTTTTACCACAGAAACTAAGCGTCTTCCAATTCCGCCACTTATTCGTTTGCCTCCACAATAGAGGCATTCTTATATGAACAAAAAGACTCTTTGTAGTATCTACCGCCGTGGAGCGTATGCAGCGTACTCGGCTCGACTTGCAAAGAGAAGAAAAAAGGTGAGGCATGATAGTTCCCGGATAGGCGGTCAAGCCACACCGGGAGAAGCTGATTATTAATCGGGTTAATAATTATTATTTTGTTATTTTTAGAAATTCAGGAGCAATACCATACAAAGGGCTTGTTCCATCCCATTTGTCAATGAACTGTTTATATAATATTTCTTTTGTCAGACCTCTTGACTGAATTAGAGCCTGCTCGGTTTTTAACTGTTCCAGTTCATTCCGTTTTTTCTGTTCCTCAATTTGCTGATCCAATACGGAAATATTGGTGTTTACTTCATTTCTACTGTCAATTTTTTCGCGAACCTTATCGGAAAACTCCAACTGTGCAGAAAATGTGAGTAGTTGCAGACCTCTTTTTTTAAACTCTTTATCAACTATCTGCTCTAATCGTTTCTCAAACACTAATGAGCCTCCATCAGCCATTAAACTGTCAGTCTTATGTTTCCGGCTTTCCTCTTTTATCAGATCATATATACGAGGCTCCAAAATGTTATCTTCTAACGAAGACATGAAATCACTTCCACGGCCAATATGCTTGTTGTCAAAGACAACATCAATGGCACGGTTCTTGATAACTTTGTAGCTATATGTGGGACGTGCCTTGAACTCCGTATTATCAGCTGCTTTCAGTGTGACAGCTTCGGCAAATTCTCCACGCTGATCGAATAGCGGAACTTGAAAAAGTTCTGTGCCTAATTCCCATGTAGATACCTTACCGGAAACAATTTTAAAATCCTCTTTCCCTTGTTTGCCGTAGTTTTCCATAAGGACACCGGCATAATTGGGAGCAACTCTTTCGCATGAAGCAAACAAAACAACGGCAAATAGTGCCACAATCAAAAAATCAATCTTTCTTTTCATTTTCTACTTTTTTTAATGATATTATAAACTATAAATGCTACTGTCAGCATAATTATTGAAATTCCCAACCACGCATTTATGTGATTGAATACGCGGTTGCCAATGAAGAAAGCCGATACGACAAGTACCGGCTTCCAGTATTTCTTTACAGTCTTCATTGTTATTGTTCGATAATGGCAATATCCGGTGCCAATTTACGGATCAACAATAATTGCTCGTCAATGGCCTTGTTGCGTTCTTCTTCCACTATCACTTCTGCACCAGGGGAGCAAAGGGATAATCGAATGTTACGCCCATCCACATCTGCAATGATTTCCACTTCAATTTCTTCTGCCGGGCGACCTTTGAAAATCGGGACAATAAGATTGAATGAGGCCGGAAGATTGGAGTTGACAACTTGGCTGTAATTGTCAGTGCGACTACCGTTGTCTTGTCGGGAGTTTTCCACTTTTGAGTCAATGCTGGCTTTGAAGTTCTTCAAGACTGTTACCAGTTCCATGTTGTATTGTGCATCCTTGAAGAAGGCACGATTCATTTTGAAGAACTTTGAAAGCTGCACCGGTTCCCATGTCTTGCTTGTGTTAATACCAAATTCAAGAAACTTGGGATAGTATTTCAACTCACCTCTTACAGTAGCTTTATTCCTACTGTCAGTTTCATTGGTGACAAGTTTAAGTGTCATTTTCTCCCGATCAACAAGAATATAGCAACGTTTCTGATTGATCTGCTCTTTTTCAGAGATTCTTTTCAAGAGAAATTCATGAACACTTCCAATTGTTCCGGCTAATTCTACCTTATCAGGCTCCAGTACCGGTAACTCATTTTCTTCGTGAAGTTCAATAACTCTAAGGGTTGCTTCGGTCATACCCGGAGCAAAGTTCACTTGCATCTTTTCGTTTCCCATGCTGTTCTACAAATTTTTAGTTCTGTTTTTAAATGATTTGGCTGGTTTGAAGTGTGGAGTATAATGCTCCGCTATGACAATAGTCTCGTTTTTGTGTATGTTACGAGCAACTTTTCGTTTATAGTGTTTGGGTGACAGTGTACCAAAACCTCTGATATAAAGAGTTCTTCCATTAGCTACTGCATCCACGGTTTCCTTCAATGCTGCTTCTATAACTGTTCGGACTTCGCAAATAGCAATACCGGTTGATTCGGCTACTTGCTTGATAAGTTCTTCTTTTCTCATGGCTTATCCCTCCGTACCAGTAGATTCAATGTCCTCGAAGACCGTTTTTTGCATCTCTTGTGCCTCCATCGGACGTTCTTTAACCAAATCGCCATTACCATTGTAATATCCGGTGGTACGGGTGCTACGATCCATAAACTTAAAGCATTCATCCGTAATTTCCTCATAACCACGTTTTATATCGGTAAGCAACGTTTTTTTACGTTCCTTTTTAGGTTTCAGTTTGTCCTTGTATGCTTGCATGAAAGCTTTCTTTTCTTCTTCCAGTGCGGCCATGTCAAGGTCAATATTTGCCAACTCCGTTTTCCGTTCACCCATTTCTTCCTCGCTGAAAGGAGAAGTATAGGTAATTCTTTCAACTGCTGCGCAATTGTCTTCCAACATTTGTCTGCGAAGCAATGGATTCTTATCTTTAAATAGTTCTTTATCCATATCATAAAGGTTTTAAGCCATATCGGGCAGAACCGACAAATGGCTGTGGGTTAGTCCTTATGTTTGCTTTGTGTATATCATCTGTACGATGATTGAATAATCGGGGTAATCCCGTTATTTTGTCATATACAACCAGTTCAGACGATACATAACAAATAAAGCCTTTCAGTCGCTCTTTCAACCATGCGTTCTGATAGGCTCTGCGTTCACGATATTCTTGGTAGCTCATTCCCTTTGGGCGAGCTGTGAGAAGGGGAGTGTAATTTCTCGCCCCCCCCGATTTAGATTTACTCTTTCCCATCAATCAAATTTTTATATTGTTCTTCTGAAACGAACTTGTCGCAGTTCCCATACCAAGTACCATCATTTATCTTGTATGGCCTGACTGTTTTATCCATTTCATTCATAACACCGACTACCGCATTTTCTTTGCTATTATCATCCCATACAATAACAACATCGCCGACAGTCGGGATATATTCAGGCTGTAACTTCTCAAAATTGAAGGAGTAATGTTTTTCTTCCTTCATGGCGGCAAGCATCTTTGCCTTTTCCTCTTCCGTAGCTTTACGGAATCCCTTCATGCCTCCGATACCAGCTTCGGGTGTGAGTCTTACAAAAACTCTGTCACCTTCATCATTGGAAGGAACATAGGCGACAAGGCCGAAAGGTACTTTAATTGCCGGTAAAAAAGAGAGTGGCCTTTCTTCTCTAATTTCAGAGAGAATCATCATGCTGCCCCCTCCGCGATTCGGATTGATAATTACGTCACCGGGGATGAATGTCTCACCCTCAAATTCAAATTTACCCCCCCCCGTAACTTTTTGAGTAGGTTGCATACTTTCTTCTTTCACGATTTTTACCATGTGTCCTTCGGGCACTTCAACTGTTACTGTTCTCATTTTAATTTGATTTTAAACTGGTTATTGTATTCTATGTATTTTTCCGGGCAGGTTGTTTCTATAATTCCGTTCATTGTAGGAATACGAAACAACTTGCCGGATTTATGAAGCTCTTTTTCAAGCTGTTTTGCTTTATGTAAAGCAGCCAAAGAACGTGTTTCATTTTCGATCAGTTCTTTAGCCGCTGTGATACTGTTACTAATTTTTTCACATGAATCCATTACTTGACTTCTTCTGCGTATGGAGTATCGTCTTCCTCAAAATCGTCCGGTTTCTGACCTTGTGCCTTTTTCCAGTCTTCAAACATTTCATCATCCAACTGGCTCTCTGTTTCAAGAACTTTAATCATGGAATCTGAAATGCCGGTTTTGGGCAGGAATTTGAAAGCCCAGTTCACGATTGTTTTTCGAGCCATTTCTTCAAAGTCTGTGTCCCACGGAGATTGCTTGCCTTTCTTGACAGCCTCACTACGACTTTTTATTTCTTCAATACGTGCTTTGGGCATTGCATCGAATTTTACAACACCGGAAGTCAAGACTGCAAAATAGTAGCCTCCAAGAAGATCACCACGTTCTCCGAATACATTGGGTTTGTGGATGATAGTGCCACCGGTACCTTTTGTCATGCTGAACTCGTCATTAGCATAAACCAAATCAGAATAAATATCTTTTACAACGCCGGTGCGGATCAAAATATCAACTTTCCCCATATATGAAGCTTGGAACTTCACTTTGCCTTTGTATGGTACAAGATACCCCAATCTTAGTTCAGGATTGAGTGTCAGACCGGTAAGAGAAACGTTTTTGATTGCTTCGACAAGATGATCGGGATATTGCCGGGCACAGTCAATCAAATAAGGATTATTCAACATTGCCTGCATAGCGAAATTGACTTCACGGGCAAATTGCTGTTCTGTGCCACCAGCTGCTATAAATGCCTTTTTAGGGGAGATAAAACAACTTTCCAATCCTTTCAGTTGTACTGGAAAGGCTGGTGGGGCAGAAGGAACGGGCGGTTGTGGTGTGGAAGGTGTTGGGGAGACCGGTTCTGTTTTTGTTGGTGAAGGAGCATTGTGTTGTTCCATTCCCAAGTTCCCTTGTTGGGGGGATTGATTCTCTGTTTTACTCATTGCTCTTGATTATTATAAAAGTTAAACATCTTGTTCTTTTCAAATGCAGGTGTGTCCGGCACCATTATTCTTCGCCCTTTGAATCCCGGCTGAATAAATATCTGTGCACCGTCAAAATCATTGTTTTGTGTACAGTAAACATGCTGGTCTAACAATTTCTTGAATGCCAATGCACTTGCACCCATTTTCACAATTCCGTCTTCCAAATGGAAAGCCCAGTTAGCTGCACTGACAAATACTGCGTCATAGGGAGCTGTCTTTTGTTGCATAACCCAGTAGAACTCCTTCCATACTCCAGTACGTTCATGTTCAAAAAACTGGTAGAAGGCTGCCGAAATACCGTAATGAAATTTGGCAATAGTCCGGTTAACTGTTTCTTCATGAAGATCATCAACCGCCAATGTTTTCCAGTCGACAATTTTCTTGGCCGTTTCCACATCAGGGCGATATTTGAACTTGCATCCTTCGTATTCAACGAAATGGCTGACTTCGGCTTTTCCCCATTTTAATATCTGCCTGATCTGTTTGGAGGTGTCCCGGCAATTATTAAGAAGCTCATAAACCATTGTTTCAACCAATTGTATATCGGTTGTGCTTGTCAACGTTTTACCCGGATTTGACTCTTTGGCCTCTATTAGTGCAATCTGATATTTTTGGGTATCTCGTCCATACGGACAGCCGTTTTTAGGATTTATAGGCGGCTCAAATACAAGAAGGTTATTTCGCCACTTGTCAAGTTTTCCAGTATTAACAAGGCTTTCCATTGCATCATGGTACAGTGAACCTTTTTCAGAGGCTTCAATACTTATCTCAAATAATTCCGGGTGCAACGCCTTGTATCGGGCAAACTTTGGGGACACCATATAATCTTTAATCTGCGTACTACTTAGGAAATCTTTGAATCTTTCTCCACGGTGGTATTCTTCATTTGGCAGATCGTAAATTGTATCTTCTATATTACTCATATAATGAATTTAGAGTTTTACAAAAAACTCCCTACTTTCGCAAGCAAGGAGCCAATAACTAACTAAAAAACTTATTCATCACTTGTGGATAGTAATTCTGTAATATGTATTCTTTTTCTTCATCTGTAAAAGAATAGGCTTTAGCCATAAATTTCATTGCCATATCCTCGTTGTGATCGGAAAGGGGATAATAGTCAGTAGCGAATTTGTAAGTAAGCCTATTCAATCGCTCATACTTAACTTTGACCTCTTTAACCCGTCCGCTTATCTCCGAGATGATGCCGGACGCTTCTTGCATCTTTTCGTCATATTCCTTTCGGTCTTTCGCAGCTTGTTCTTTCATAACCTTGTTCTGTGCGGCAAAGCTTGAAATCTTAGCATATAGTTCATCCGAATAAGCCCATCCTGAAATGATGTCAAAATCAGAGTTTCCATTAAACTTGTATTTCTCACTATTTTTAAGGAACTTGTAATCACTCCCAAGTTTATTCCAATCGTAATCAACCTTTCGCAATGACTTCGCGCTTTTCAGAATTTCAGCAACCTTAGTCGCTTCATTAATGTCAGTAAACGCAAAACCATCCAAAAGCGGAATTGAGAAGTACTGAATATCAGCAGGCTCAATTTCAAATAATTCGGGAATTTTGGGTTTATCCATGATTTTGATACCTTCCTCCATCATGCGGAGTTTAATCAATTTCTGTACATCTTCCTCCGTTAACGCAAGAATCTCTTGCTCGGTCATTTCTGTAAATCCTTTCATACTTTTAGCATTTAAAATGTGTTCCCGTCCGCGTTCCGATGGATTGTTGGCCGTAGCTTTTTAGCGGTGACCGCTTCTTGCGAAGCACGGGTATATATATCATTTAAAGTATCTATTCAGTTAAGAATGTATTTATAAACGCCCTACGTTTACTTTGTCATAATATAAGTTGTTTTTGATAACTTAGTGATTCGTGTGCTGCATCTTCTTATTGGCAGTCCGTATTCACACTCTTTTCACTAATCCGCTTTGGCTACTTTGTCGGTCTATTTCGCCCTTTAGATAAGCAGTAAACCTTGTTTTAAGTCTTTATTTGTTCAGACTATACAATATGTCAAAGAACGTTTTGTTAGTTCCCGGAAAGACGGCCAAATCCGTCCGGGATTATTTTCTTTCCATGAATTTTCTCAAAGCTGATTTGGTAAAAATGAGACTCTTGCCATTTTTGGTGTGAGGAATATCATGTATTCGATTGTATAAGGTTTGCAACTTCCATCCGAGAAATACAGCAGCTTGTTTGGCATTCAAATACTCTTCGGTTTCAGCAGTCGCCATTTCAGTTACAGCCTTTCTCACATCATTGCGAATAAACTTGTGCAGTTCTTCTGCAATCATTTTGGCATCTGAACGGTTCATTTCTTTATCGCTTCGATGGTTATCTGATTTTTATCTTTGTCGATGGATATTGAATATCTTTCAACATCTTCACGGGGATCAGTAAAAGCTAATTGATAGGCGTAGCTTCTTGCATTGACGCAATCCTTGTAAGAATCCAGCTGCATTACTTTGGAAGAACCAGCTTTAATGCTTAGAATATCTTTCTTTGTTACTTTCATATTATTTTCTATTTTATACTTAAATTTTCCACAAAAAATTTGCATAAAAGAAAGCTAACAACTACATTTGCCAATGAGATATGTAGTAAGTGGCTTTTGAAGTCGCCAGCTTTCTTGTTGTTCAAACTTACACTCTTTGTTTGTTTGACGTTGCAAATATACTTCATATTTTCAGAAGTACAATAAAATACTTCTTAAAATTTGTAGTATTTCGTATGTTATAAAACATGTTTTAATGTAAATTGTTGGTTTATAAAATGTTATACAAGTGAGGTTTGCGTAAAAAGAAAGCTTTCTGAAAAAAAAGTAATGTCGTTCTATTAGTATTGTAATAATTGAAGAAGTAAAAGACGATCTCATTCGGTAAGGTGCTGGATTGCTGCATAGTTAGCCCTTAGACGGTTTCCCGTTTTTGCTATATGCAGCATAAGAAATGTCTCGTTCGTATAAGTACGCCGTTCTTAGCTGGCCGGGCATTAACAAGTTACCCGACTTCCCGGATTTTTCGCTTACTTGTAGCTGTGCAGGCATCCCGGTTTCGTTTGCCTCTCAATATCGCACGCCCTTCGCAGTATTGAGTTGTAAGAGTGTAACCCTCTGTCTCTCCGCTATGCGGCCTACCGCCGATTACACAATGTGGAGAAAAAGAAAATCCGCAAATAGGTAGCAGCAATTTACGGATTTCTATATATAAACTCCAAATAGGATGTTTAATCAATTTATGTGGTAATACTGCTACTATTACGGATGCAAATATACTACTTAATTTACGAAGTATGCAAGAAGTTGACGATAAAAAATTGAGTGATCTCTCAAAAAGGTTTTTGCAAGCAATTTCATATTGTGGTTTGAGTGGGTATAAATTGAAGAAAGACAATATTATATCCAGTGAATCAACTCTTACCAGTATAAAAAAAGGGATTCAGTTACCAAGTAAAAAAACAATTGATGCTTTTTGTGAGAAGTATGATGTGAGCAGAGCATGGCTATATACTGGAGAAGGTTTGTTTGCAAAGACTCCATCAGGACAGATAGAACCTTCGGAGAAGGATATTAGGGATGCTCTGAAAAATGCGAGAATGCAATCAGACTCTACGATTAGTAAAGTAGCTCCTTATCTTCAAGATATTCTTGTAAAAGTAAAATATGTTCCGATAGATGCTGCGGCTTCATTTGTCGAAAGCTTATATAACACAGCTTATGAAATTGATTCTTATGGTGTCATGCCGGAAGAAGGTGAAGTGCTTGATGATTCTTATATGGTCTTTCAAGTACGTGGTGACAGCATGGAGCCAACTATACCGGACGGAGCTAAAATTCTTGCTCGCAAAATAGAAGAAGGTTTGTGGGAAAGCGCGTCAGGAGTTGTGAGTATTGTGTATGGGAAAACGCTTTCAGTCAAGCGGATATTGAAAAACAGTCTTTTCTTGGATAATGTGCTGACTTTAAAGGCTGATAACCCCAAGCATGGCCAGTTAGATGTCGAGAGAAGAGAAATAAGGGGGATGTGGCAAGCATTACGCATAATAAGTCAAAAGATTATTTGATATGGAAGAAAGGGCTATTGACAGATTACGAAAATTTGCAAGGTATGCACGTGATAAGGGAGTTGTCAAAGGTGAGAACTCGTTTGAGGCTTATTGTGAATTGTCAAATAGATACATCTATAACTCCATAAGGAACGGGAAGGGGGCTATTGGAACTGATATAATAGCTCGTATTGTGGATAAGTTTCCGGAATTGAATGTGAAGTGGCTTTGTACTGGCAAAGGGAATATGATTGAGACGGATATTGATGCGAATGTCAATTATAAAGCGGCTTATGAGGGTGCAATGATGCAAATAGAAGCTTTGCATAAAATTATAGAAGAAAATAAGCGGAGATGATATAAATATGATACCATTAATATATTTTTAACAAGTATTTTACTGATTATCAGTATGATAGCAAAATGTGTTAGTTCCGTACGCACCGCGAAAGGGAGTAACATTGGTTACTCCCTTTTTTGTTGTGTATCAGGCAATTAAGGTGCTGGAAGTAGATGAAAAACATACAAAAATTGGGTGCATATTTACCGGAAACTTACCAGTATTTCCCGATTTTTACCGATATTTTCACCTATAATGATACCGCCTTTGATACCATTTTTTTATTGTAGCGATAATCAGTAGATACCAAAACTCAAAAGAATATGAAATATCCGACAATGAGATTCGTCTTTGATCGTAAAAAGGTTGCGACAAAGACACACAAGGGACTCGTTCAAATTGAAGTTTTGAGCGAAGGTAAGAGAAAATGGATCGGAACCGGCGTTAAAGTCTATTCCGACCAATGGAATGATCGAAAGAAGATAATCAATTCGGTTGAAATGATTCAATTGAACCAGTGTCTTGACGAACAACTCCGGGTTATCCAAAATTGGATTAATGAACTTATCAGCAAAAAGGAAGTTTTTGATTTTGATAAGCTGGATAGATTTTTGAGATATACCAATAAATCAGAAAGTTTTGTTGACTTTGTAGAAAGAAGGATTGAAGAACGTGGAGATATAACGGAAAGTACCAAAGCTTCCCATCGGACATTTGCGGCTTCATTACGTGAATTTGATAGAATAATATATTTTTCTGATCTCACAAAAGCCAATATCACATTGTATGATGATTGGTTACATGCTAAGGGCTATTCACAGCCGACAATATATAACTATCATAAACGCAACAAACGTTATATCCACGAGGCCATAAAGTTTGATTTGCTAAAAAATGATCCGTATAAGGGTGAGCGTTTTTCCCGTGGCAAACATGCCATTAGGAAATATTTGACTGCCGAAGAATTGAAGAAAGTGAAAGATGCTCAAATAGACTCGGAAACGATCTGTAGAGTCCGTGACCTTTTTATTTTTCAGGCATATACTGGAATATCCTATGCTGATCTTGCTAAATTCAATTTCAAACGTGACGTACAAAAACGCGGCAATAAGTATGTTATATTGGATATTCGTTTAAAGACAGAAGAGAACTATTTTATCGTATTACTGTCTCCTGCAATGGAAATATTGAGAAAATATGATTATGTGCTTCCGATTATCAGTAATCAACAATACAATTTGCGGCTTAAAATAGTTGCTGATTATGCAGAGCTTGATAGAAATTTGACCGTTCACATGAGTCGGCACACATTTGCGACAATGTGCCTGAACAATGGGGTTAAAATGGAAAATGTGAGTAAAATGCTCGGTCATACAAATGTACGCACCACACAACAATATGCTAAAGTTCTGAATGCCGAAGTGGAAAAAGACTTTGAGATGCTGGAACGGATTTTGTCATAGTATAAGAGAGCCACGCTAAAATAGTTCTACCGATATTTAGCGTGGCTTGTTTCATTTAAAATACTCCATAACTTGTGCCGATTGTTCACGGAGACCACAGCAAAGATAATTTTGAGTCATTTCCACGCTTGCATGTCCCATCATTTGGCTTATTGAGTATAAATCGGCACCGCGTAAATACAAATTGGTTGCAAAACTCCGGCGTGCCGTGTGGCTTGAAACAAATTCCCATTTTTCACCTTCCACTTCCTTTCCAGCCTTGAATACTTTAACCGCCTCTGTGATTCCGGCTTTCCGGCAAATATTACGAATATTATTGTTGAATGTCGGATCACTAACTTCTTCTTTAGGCAAATTTGTTAGTAGCTCTTTCACGATTGGCTTCAATGGCACTGTGGCATGAGTTTTAGTTTTTAGGCTGACATAAGAGATCATTCCACCCACTATATTACGGTTGTTCAACCGTGTATAGTCACTATGACGGCAACCGGTAAAGGCTCCTATTAAAAATTGTGTGCGTACCAATTGTTCGTTGGCATTCTTGGGAACATAGGTGATAATTCGTTCAAGTTCTTCATCAGTAAGCCAAACATTAGTGCTTCTCACATTTTTTACCGAAAGGATTTTATTATAGTCTTTAGGTAGCTCAACCTCTTCATTATACAAGTTCAATACAGCTTTTAATTTGGCGGCATATTGGCGAACAGAGTTTGGTGCCAGCCGTTCTTCCATATAATCAACAAAAGTCTGCAATCGGATTTTTGAAAGATTCTCCCATGTTGCCGGGCAATCATTTGCCCGACTATACATGTTGAGTATAATTTCATATTTTGGGTATTTTGCCAAGAATGCTATGCGTAAGTCTTTCATTTTTATTTCATTTCTTTATTCCAACCATCATAAATATCTTCCCAATTATCACCTAAGCCAACCCTTATGCCGAAAGCGTTGTAACATTGTTGTACCGCTTCTTTCGGTGGTAAGTATCTCCCGTCACTTAACATTATATAGCCTTCGTTTATTTCTTGTTGTAGCAAGTTTATATCTACTGGCATAATTTCATCAGGGAACAGCACCACGTTTCCTTTACTCGTTTGATAACTGACTCTTGGTAGTTCAAAATGTCCTCTCTGCCCAGTCAATAAAGAACAGATTCCGATTTCTCCGGTAATGAGATGAACTTCCGTGTTTGGCGCATTTATAACCATAAAATAGGCGTTATCGTCATTTTGGAAATGATTTACTACTCTGCCCACCCTTTCTGTATCACATCTTCTCATTCTCTCGTCCCAAAGATGTCCCAAATCATCATGGAACCGGATATAATCTCTTACTTTATCCCATGTTCTTACAGACAGAAATTTCATAGCAGGTAGAGTAAGAGTTTTTTCTACACCATTATCATATTTAAGTTCATGGGTAAAGTAATGTTTTCGTGAGCCGGTAATGTGTATATCCGTAACATCAAAGTTTTCATCATATCCGTTTTCGGTGGAATATTCTTCAAGAACAACAATATCAGTCTGTACGATTTCATCAACTATCTTTTGAAACTCATTATAGGCATTGGTTAGCAGGTTTTCGGTATTCATGTTGTCCTGCATGGGTATTTGTGCAACAAGTCTTATTGGGTATTCATTATGTTCTGTACCGTAGCACATATTCTCCACAATACCACAATTAACCTTCCCACATCTTTCATGAAAGAAGTCCATTGTACGCAATACATCTTGGTTGCTTAATTTCGTGGGTTGGGTGACAAACAGCACATAACTTACTTTTACCCTACTAAGAAGTTCTATATGCACGTTTGTAACACTTGGAGGCGTGTCAATAAGAACATAATCCGGGTTGATAGAGTGTATTTTCTTTTTAGCCAGTTCAAGATATTGCCTTACCATTGATTTTTCCAAGTAAATAAACTTGGAAAACATATTTCCAGAAGAGTGTACCCAAATCATTTCATGCGGATGATCGCCTTCAAATTCGGTGTTCATTGACGGGGTGTTTATATCTGCATCAATGATAAACACCTTATTCCCTTGTTTTGCAAGCAATCTTGCTATATTTGCGGTTGTTGTGGTTTTGCCTACGCCGCCTTTGCCTGAATATATTATAACAGCTTTCATATCAATTAAATATTTGGTTCAATAAATTCTATATTAGCCATCCGCATTTCATCTTCAAACGTCCATTTGTAATTGTGATTTTCCCAAAATGAAGCATATTCACAACCACGGCAAGTAACAGAGTATCGGCCTTCTCCTATTTTTCTTGCTTTACAAACATCGCGGAAAATCCGGTTATCTATCGGAAAGTCTGTAAAACATACGATCTCTTTTCCTTCATCCAGTAGCTTTTTAAGAAGCTGATAGTCACGACTGGTTCTATATGGCATATTCATGGTTGGCTCCTTCTTTCATCAATTCAGGATTATCAAAAGCATTTCCTATGACTCGAATTTCCCGTTTGAAATCATTCCACCAATCAGGTGAAATTTGTTGCCATGGGTTCATCCATTCTTTATTTAAGTCGCTGATATTGGCAAGGCAAAAGCAGGCATATTCATCTATGTATTTAACCAATTTGGGATATTTACCATTAACACTAATAATGTCATGTTCGTAAATTTCTGTACCTTCTTTATCTGTTTTGCCTATAAATTGGCCGATTGTTTTGCAATCAACCTCATACTCTATGAATGTTCTTTTACCTCTATGGTTCAGATCACCATATACCCACATCTTTGTATTAAGGCTTTTGCCTCTGAATTTTATTATTCTCATAAATATTAAGAGTCAAGTTTTTTAATAAATTCATTTAATCTACTGGCTGAATAATCGGTACCGCCAATTATAAAATAACCATCAACGGCAAATTTGAATGCTTCAATGGCTTTTTGTCTCATTCCTTCTTCGGCTATCGCTATTGCTGCATAGGCTTTTGCTTCTGATATGGCAT